TTATTATTGCCCGGGTTTGTGGGGGGGGGGGGGGGGGGGGGTTGGTAGGTATATAATGTACTTTGTGTTCAGTGTTGTAAAGTACTTTAAGTACATTTTATGTGTAAAAAAATGAGATGGGGAAAAGTGAAGCACAAACCCGGAGGGGGACACAACCGGATTTATGCTGGTTTAAGAGGCTTTTTGTTTTTTCTTTCGTGCTAACTCTTCGTAAATTGCATTGTACTTCTGTTTTTTCTCCTCAAGAGTTTTTAAAAGTTCATCTGTCTCACTGTCAGGGAGCTCGTCCAGAAGATCAATGATGATTTTTTGTCTTGGATTTAACTCCTGATAAAAACGTACCTGTCCACTTTCTTCTGTATCCTCTCCCAAAAGATAGGTTGGTGTTGTTCCAATGAGTGTTGCTAATTCCCTTAATTTCTCTCGGCGAGGAATTGTTTCGCCATTAAACCATTTGCTAACCGCTTTTGGTGTTAATTTCATTCGACGGGCAATTTCTGCCTGCCTTCCATGTTGTTCATAACCAGCGTTTTCACAGGCTAGCGCAAGCCTACTGGCGAACTCTTTACGCGCTTTATCTTCATGAACCATAAGTTCAATGATATTCGCTCTTGAATGTACTGTCAGTTCTGTTATAGCATGTACTCAAAGTTCACATTGTGAGGATGATATGAACCAGAAAACACTTGAAGATGTAATCAAAACTGTTCGCGTTTCTGTTGTGGCCGACGTTTGTGGTGTCAGCCAAAGAGCAATCTACAAATGGATGGATAACGGAAAGTTGCCTCGCACAGAATATACCGGCGAAACAAATTACGCTGAAAAAATCGCTCATGCATCAAACGGATTATTTTCTGCCGATGCAATTTTAACTATTGGCAGAAATAAAACTACTACGAAAAAGCTGATGGGAGTTGATTCATGAAAATCAAGCATGAGCACATCGAATCAGTGTTGTTAGCCCTAGCTGCTGAAAAAGGGCAGGCATGGGTAGCCAATGCCATTACTGAAGAATATCTGCGCCAGGGGGGCGGCGAATTGCCCCTGGTACCAGGCAAGGACTGGAATAATCAGCAGAATATCTATCACCGTTGGTTGAAAGGTGAAACGAAAACGCAAAGAGAAAAAATTCAGAAGCTGATCCCAGCAATTCTGGCAATCCTTCCGCGCGAGCTGCGTCACCGACTCTGCATCTTCGATACCCTGGAACGCCGTGCATTACTGGCGGCGCAGGAAGCGTTAAGTACGGCAATTGATGCGCATGATGATGCAGTCCAGGCCGTTTACCGGAAAGCGCATTTCAGCGGCGGCGGGTCTTCCGACGATTCTGTCATTGTTCATTAAGCAAAAGTTTCCATGCTGTTTGTGCTTATTCTAAGCAATCGGGCAGCATCATACGGGGCAATTATGGCCGCATTACCATACATGCAACTGTACATAGCTGATTACCTGGCTGACACCATGCATTTGTCAGCAGAGGAGCATGGTGCGTATTTGTTGCTGATGTTCAATTACTGGCAAACAGGAAAGCCAATACCTAAAAACAGGCTGGCAAAAATTGCCCGTCTGACTAACGAGCGATGGGCTGATGTTGAACCATCCTTGCGGGAGTTTTTTTGCGATAACGGCGAGGAATGGGTGCATCTTCGGATTGAGGAAGATCTGGCATCAGTCAGGGAAAAATTAACCAAAAAATCAGCCGCAGGAAAAGCATCGGTTCAGGCCAGAAGAAGCAGAAAGGAAGCAGATGTTCAAACAAAACAAGAGAGAAATTTAACAGGTGTTCAAACAGATGTTGAAGTGGTGTTTGAACATGATGTCAACACAAAGGCAACTAATAAAGATACAGATAAAGATCTAAAAACAGATCCCCCCCTAAATCCCCCCCGGGGGAATCGAGGTGTCAAAAAGTTTGACCCTCTGGATATTGCTTTGCCGAACTGGATTTCTGTCTCGCTCTGGCGTGAGTGGGTTGAATTTCGCCAGGCATTGCGTAAACCGATTCGAACGGAGCAGGGCGCTAACGGGGCGATACGGGAGCTGGAAAAATTCCGCCAGCAGGGTTTTTCACCTGAGCAGGTGATTCGACACAGCATCGCCAATGAATACCAGGGCTTGTTCGCGCCAAAAGGTGTTCGACCTGAGACGTTACTCCGACAGGTTAACACCGTCTCGTTACCGGATAGTGCGATCCCGCCAGGCTTCAGGGGGTAACTGACCATGAAAAATATTGCGGCAGGAGGCATTCTTGAACGTATCCGCAGACTGGCCCCGCCACATGTAACCGCCCCATTCAAAACGGTAGCGGAGTGGCGCGAGTGGCAACTTTCCGAAGGCCAGAAACGTTGTGAGGAGATCAACCGTCAGAATCGTCAGTTGCGGGTGGAAAAAATTCTGAATCGCTCTGGCATCCAGCCATTGCACCGCAAATGCTCGTTTGCGAATTACCAGGTGCAGAACGACGGTCAGCGATACGCGTTGAACCAGGCGAAATCTATCGCTGATGAACTGATGACCGGGTGTACAAATTTTGCGTTCAGCGGAAAACCTGGTACCGGAAAAAACCATCTGGCGGCGGCTATCGGGAATCGCCTGCTGAAAGATGGCCAGACAGTGATTGTGGTTACCGTGGCTGATGTCATGAGTGCTCTACACGCCAGCTATGACGACGGGCAATCAGGCGAAAAATTTTTGCGGGAACTGTGCCAAGTGGATCTGCTGGTTCTTGATGAAATTGGCATTCAGCGCGAGACAAAAAACGAGCAGGTGGTGCTGCACCAGATTGTTGATCGCCGGACAGCGTCGATGCGCAGCGTGGGGATGCTGACAAACCTGAACTATGAGGCCATGAAAACATTGCTCGGCGAGCGGATTATGGATCGCATGACCATGAACGGCGGGCGATGGGTGAATTTTAACTGGGAGAGCTGGCGTCCGAATGTCGTCCAGCCAAGAATTGCGAAGTGATTTTTACCGGGAGGAAATTTTAATGGAAACCGTTTTTGATGCACTGAAAGCAATGGGAAAAGCCACGTCGGTAGAACTGGCTGCGCGACTTGATATCAGTCGTGAAGAAGTGCTGAACGAGCTGTGGGAACTTAAAAAGGCTGGCTTCGTTGATAAAAGCGTATACACCTGGCGTGTGGCTGATAACAACGTTCAGCAGGAACAGCCAGAGCAGGCAGAACTGCCGGAAGAAACCACCACGGCAACAGTAGCGAAAATCTCAGAGTGCGATTTAACCGCGACGATTGAACAACGTGGCCCACAAACGGCGGATGAACTGGCTACGTTTTTCGGCACCACATCACGCAAAGTGGCTTCAACGCTGGCAATGGCAATCAGCAAAGGCCGTCTGATTCGCGTTAATCAGAACGGTAAATTTCGTTACTGCATGCCGGGCGATGATTTACCAGCAGAGCCGAAAGCTGCATCGGTAACGGAAACTGATGGTAAAGCCTTTCCTCAACCAGCAGGTGTTGCGTTACCGGGACAGGAAGCTGCAACACAGGAAGATATTAAAACAGAAACTGTGGCGGACATTGTGCAGTCGTTGCCATCGTTTACCGAAACGCGAGCGGATGACCTCGTTCTGCCATCGCTGCATATGGCAAACCGCGAACTGCGTCGGGCGAAAAATCATGTCCAGAAGTGGGAGCGTGTCTGCGCCGCGCTGCGGGAGCTGAACAAGCACCGGGATATTGTTCGACAGATTACTGATTCTTCTCGCTGTGTTGCATCGGAAAAGTGATTGCCGGAGGCGCTTATGGCAAAAGTATTTACACAAGAAGAGCGGGAAAAAATCAAGGGACAGGTTGTTGAGCTAGTACGCCGGAGTGGGCGCGAGACGTTACGGCAACTGGAAGCCAAGACAGGTGCGACAAGATATCTGATGAGCGTTCTCGCCAGAGAGCTGGTTGCCAGTGGCGATGTATACAACTCTGGCTACGGGTTATTCCCGTCTGAACAGGCTCGTAAGGACTGGCAAAATGCCCGCAAAAAACTATCTAGGGCAAAGGTGAAGAAACCATCTGTGGTTGATCCGGACCTTATCTGGTCATTACCTGACGGAGAAATACGTCGTTATGACAGGCACCAAAACATAATTTGCTGTGAGTGCCGGAAGAGCGAAGTTATGCAGCGCATACTGGCATTTTATCAGAGAAATTTTCGTTATTTATAGACGTTACTCGATTAAAGAGCATTAGTTCAGATGTGAATTGACATTTTCACGGCACAGGATTGAGCTAGCGTGGTTGTCTGCTTTGTGTCAAAAGCAGATATTACCAGATTTAGACATCTATTCCCGATAGCCCTGCTCTGATGCTACACTCTGTGCTATTTTCATGACCCCAATAAAAATATTTATGACTATTGCTGATTTCAAACGGCCTAAATTGGAGCTCCCAAACGGGGCAAACAAACTACTACTGCACTCTTGCTGTGCTCCATGTTCCGGTGAAGTGATGGAGGCGCTTCAGGCCTCGGGAATCGACTATACCATCTTTTTCTACAACCCGAACATTCATCCTCAGAAAGAGTATTTAATTCGTAAGGATGAGAATATTCGCTTTGCTGAACAACACGGCGTGCCATTTATTGATGCTGATTACGACACAGACAACTGGTTTGAACGTGCCAAAGGAATGGAATGGGAGCCCGAGAGGGGGATCCGTTGTACCATGTGTTTTGACATGCGTTTTGAGCGGACAGCGCTGTACGCTGCTGAAAATGGTTTCAGTGTGATCAGCAGTTCACTGGGCATTTCACGCTGGAAAAATATGCAGCAGGTTAACGACTGTGGGCGGCGAGCCGTCGCGCATTATCCGGGCATGGTGTACTGGGATTATAACTGGCGCAAGCAGGGCGGCTCGTCCCGCATGATTGAAATCAGCAAGCGCGAAAAATTCTATCAGCAGGAATATTGTGGCTGTGTGTATTCTCTGCGCGATACCAATCTACACCGCAAATCTCAGGGACGCCCTCTTATCAAAATTGGTCAACTCCACTACGGTAAAGAAGAGAAGGAGTGATTTTATGGAGCACCTTTCTTATTGATTTCATATTGGCGAGGTAGCGGGAGTTAAGTAAAATTGCTGCGGGTGCTTGAGGCTATCTGCCTCAGGCATGAACACCAAAAGGCAGATAGAGAAAAGCCCCAGTTAACATTACGCGTCCTGCAAGACGCTTAACATTAATCTGAGGCTCAATCTATGCTGAACACATGTAGGTTAGCCTCTTACGTGCCGAAAGGCAAGGAGAAGCAGGCTATGAAGCAGCAAAAGGCGATGTTAATCGCCCTGATCGTCATCTGTTTAACCGTCATAGTGACGGCACTGGTAACGAGGAAAGACCTCTGCGAGGTACGAATCCGAACCGGGCAGACGGAGGTCGCTGTCTTCACAGCTTACGAACCTGAGGAGTAAGAGACCGGGCGAGGGAGAAATCCCTCGCCACCTCTGATGTATTATGCATCCTCAACGCACCCACACTTAACCAGTTTTGGCGAGTTTATTTTATCTGTAAATATTTTTATAAAAATAATGCCCACGCACAGCATAAAACAAAAAGTATTACAGATAAAAAAGGAGCGTAATGTGCAGATTTGTTGTTTTCCATATTTACTCACCTTAATATGATTGATCTTGATAGGATTGTTATTTCAGTGGTTTTCAAATGAGATATTATGGTGATCTGGTAGATTTGCATAACATTAAAATTTAATTTGTTTAACCGCTTTTAATAATAAGCGTTGTTTTTATCCCGGCAATCTGTTGTTTGGTTTTTATTTCATTAAGGTGGGGACTTTACACTGGAGCCAGTTTATTTATACTTCATACGTCAGCCTGAACAACTGGCATCTGCTGCACTGCGCCATCGAGAGATTGAGAAATGGCGCATATACAACTGGTCAAACAAACTTCTTCTGGTTTACTTCTCCCGGCGACGCCGGAGAGTTGCGATTTTCTGCATCAAATCAAAATAGGTGAGTGGATACACGCAGACTTTAAGCGTGTGCGTAACTACGCATTCCACAAGCGTTTTTTCAAACTCCTGCAACTGGGATTCGATTACTGGACTCCGGTCGGTGGGGCGATTACACCTCGCGAACGAGAAATGGTGTTCGGCTTCGTTGATTACCTGTGTGAATCAGTAGGCAGGGAACATACGCCAGCTCTGAGTGATGCCGCGGAACAATATCTGAATACCGTTGCGACACGCAGAACCCGGGATATGGCATTGCTCAAATCATTTGACGCTTTCCGCGAGTGGGTAACCATTCAGGCCGGATTTTACACCGAGCATTTTTATCCTGATGGTAGTCGTGGGCGTCGGGCGAAATCCATCGCGTTTGCGAATATGGACGAAACCGAGTTTCAGCAGGTTTATAAATCTGTACTGAATGTGCTGTGGAACTGGATTCTGTTCCGTAAATTTTCCTCTCCGGAACAAGTCGAAAATGTGGCCGCGCAGCTACTGGAGTTTGCGTAATGGTGGATTTACGTAAAGCGGCGCGGGGCCAGATGTGCCAGGTCAGAATCCCTGGCTACTGCAATCACAATCCCGAAACTTCTGTGCTGGCGCATTACAGGTTGGCAGGGACGTGCGGAACAGCGACAAAACCACACGATATGCAGGCAGCGATTGCCTGTAGCTCATGCCACGATTTAATCGACGGGCGGGTAAAAACCAGCGATTACATCAAAGAAGAATTACGCCTGATGCATGCAGAAGGTGTTTTTCGCACACAAGAAATCTGGAGAAAGGAAGGTTATTTATGATTTACCCAACGAATACAGGAAAAAGCGGAGAACACCTTCGTCTCACCACGCTGGAAAGTGTCTGGATTCAGGGAAAACTGCGTATGTGGGGTCGCTGGTCGTATATTGGTGGCGGTAAGACGGGGAATATGTTCAACCAGTTGTTGGCCTCTAAAAAGCTGACAAAAACGGCAATTAACGAGGCGCTCCGGAGGATGAAAAAAGCAGGTCTGAACAAGTCTGAACTTGAGGCTTTTTTGCGGGATATGATTAACGGTAAGCAAAAGAGCTGGCTGGCGCATTGTACTGATGCAGAGGCGTTATGTATTGATCGGGTCATAAGTGAGGTGCTGGCAGAGCATCCAGGATTGATTAGCGTCCTTCGGCAACGGTATGAGGGGCGGGGGATGACCAAACGCAAAATGGCTGAATTGCTAAATGATGCGCACCCAGAGTGGTGTTTTAGCACATGCGAAAAGCGAATTGCTAATTGGTTGGCCGTTGCTGAGTATGCGCTATACATTCCCATGCGAGAATCATTCGCTCAAAAAACGGCTTGATTTTTTACGCATAAACTGCTTCAATTTTGCTATGCTTCGCAAAGCTGTATCGCGAGGCGAATCAAGCGCAATTAAACTTTAATAGAACCCGCCATCGAGCGGGTTTTGTTGTTTTTGTGGTGTGATATAAGAAACGACATTTAATAATTACCTTCAAAATAAATTTGTTTATACATTGTCATGTATATTTTAAGTGAAGGTGAATTATTCACATAAAATAAAAACATACAAATAAATTTACATAACTTGACGCAAAGTGTTGTTGCGATTGGAATATTAAATCGTATCATCGAAAACGGTTCTGAGGGGGAACTCTTCTTTGCTCGGTGATATCGCTCCCCTGAAGAACCAATGCCGACTTAGCTCAGTAGGTAGAGCAACTGACTTGTAATCAGTAGGTCACCAG